AGAAAACAACCAATATTCAACTTTATTCAATGATTACATATAGTTAATTGAGCACCCCCCTATAGAAAACTTTTTTTAATAATTTCAATTAGTTATGTGATAGATGCTGGAGGGGGTTGGGTTTGCTCCAGGTTGATATTTTTTGACTTTTGCTCTGTGTACTCTATGGGGTAGGGAGTATGTAACCCTTGATGTAATTTTCTTCTTTACTTTCCCATTGTCAGGCCTATAATCTTCTTATCTTTCCTGAATAAAAAGTCGAGGTCAACTTAACATGGGTGATAATCCACACTTTACACCAGAACAAATCATAGATGCTTTAGACAGGGCAGGTGGCAGGTTGTCTGGTGCTGCACAACTCTTGTGCTGCAACTATAGCACAGTTGCTGGCTATATCAGTAAGCATCCAGTGATAGCGGAAGCCAAAAAGGCCATAGATGAAAGCTATTTGGATATGGCTGAAGATAAATTAATCACTAAGGTCAAAGAAGGCAACCTTGGTGCCATATGTTTCTTTTTGAAGTGCATAGGGAAGCAGAGAGGTTATGTCGAGCGGCAAGAGCATGCTGGGGTTCCAGACCAGCCAATCCACATTTCTATAGTTCCAGCAAAGGCTCCAGATGGAACAGAAGATTGAAGCAACCTCCATATTCTTCAAGAATATGGAGGCACAATCCCAGATAATAGTCAACAGGGGTGGTGCCAGAAGCTCCAAGTCATATTCTATAGCCCAGAAATATACACACTCTCTCTTGATGGGGAGAGAGCAAAAGTTGTTAGTTGTAAGAAAGGCACTGCCATCTTTAAAATTATCCACCCTGAAGACCTTTAAACACTTGTTTTATAAGTGGGGTGTACATAATAGAGTACAAGAGGCCAAGGTCAGTTTAGATTACACCTTCAAGGATAATTGGCTTCACTTTGGTTCTGTGGATGACCCTGAAAAGATAAAGTCTACAGAATGGACTCAGATATGGATGGAAGAGGCCAATGAGTTTACTTATGAAGACTTTATTCAGTTAAAACTCAGGTTGAGTGCTGCTAATAAGGATGGCAGGAACCAATTAACAATGAGCTTGAACCCTGCTGATATGTTCAGTTGGGTGAAAACAAAGGTTGTAGATGCTTCATCTGAAGATGTTATTGAGATACAGTCAACATACAAAGATAATCCATATTTAGATGCTGATTATATATCAATCTTGAATAGGTTGGAAGAGCAAGACCCAAATCTTCACAGGATATATGCCCTTGGTGAGTGGGGAAAGCTTGATAATTTGATATACCCAAATTGGGTGTCTGTAGACACAATCCCTTTTGGGAAAGACGAAACCATATATGGCCTGGATTTTGGGTTCAACAACCCCACTGCTCTTATGAGAATATCAATGGTTGATGGGGTGCCTTATGAGCAAGAACTCTTATACAGGACTGGATTAACAAATTCTCAATTGATAGACAGATTAAAAATACTTATACCAGACCGTAAAAAGTATTTGTATGCTGATTGTGCTGAGCCTCAAAGAATTCAAGAGATTAAGCAAGCAGGGTTTAATATACACCCAGCAAATAAAGCAGTGAATAAAGGGATAGATTTTGTCCAATCATTCCCAAAGATATGCATAGTTAAAACATCAGAAAATCTGATAAAAGAAAAAAGGTCATATAGTTGGAAGACTGATAAAGATGGGACTGTGTATGATGAACCTGTGGAGTATAATGACCATTTGTTAGATGCAGAACGGTATGCCTTATATACCCACTTCAAACAAAGACAGGAGTTCAAAGTCAGATGGCTATAATCCAAAGTATAATGTCAAAGCTTGGGTATATACCTGTGGAAAAGATAGCTGGCCCAAATATGGTACTGGCTGATGCTACTTTCAAGTCATTATCCTCAGTGATGTCCCAAATTTCTGGTGAAGTATCTCAGGCATATGCCCAAAGTGTTTGGGTTTATGCTTCTATATCAGCAATATCCCAAAATATCTCTAATGTCCCTCTCAAAATTACCACTGAAGTCAAGGATAAAGAGCCAATCACTATTGAGTCAGGCCCAGAATATGAGTTGTTTAACCAACCAAACCCTTTGATGAATGGTAAACAACTCATTGAAGCCACCATGATATATATGGGGTTGAGGGGTGAAGCCTTTTGGATATTGGAAGACCGAGAGGATGTAACAAAACTTCCCACAAGGATATGGTGCTTTGACCCTATCAGGTTTATGCCCATATTAGACCAAATCAGTGGGATGGTTATAGGTTGGAGATACACAGGGAAGGTTGGTGCTATTGACTTTGGCCTTCATGAAATCATACATTTCAAATATTTTAACCCCTATAATGATGTAAGAGGGCTTGCCCCTTTACAAGCAGCAAAGACAAGCATAGACCAAGACTATTATTCAGGCCAATTTAACAAGACATTCTTTCAAGAGGGTGCGGCAGTTGGTGGGTATATCACTGTTCCAGGTGAGTTATCAGATACTCAATACAATAGACTCCAGAAACAATTTGATAATAGACATAAAGGATATAACAAGGCTCATAGAGTAGGCATCATAGAGGGTGGAGCAGATTACAAAGAAGCTAAACTCACCCAGCGGGACATGGATTTTGTTCAGATGAAGAAGTTGTCCAGGGAAGAGATTTTTGCAGTATACAAAGTGAATTCAGTAGTTATGGGCTTATATGAGGATATCAAGTCATTTGAAGGCATAAAGACAGCACACAAGACCTTCTGGACTGAGTGCCTTGTGCCAAAAACAACTTATTTGGAAGAACAGATTTGGTCAAGGCTATTTTCAAGCATTAATGGGGGCAAAGTTTGGGTAAAGTTTGATTTATCAACAGTCTCTGCCCTTCAAGAAGATTTTGAAAAGAAGGTAGACATTGGTGAGAAGCTCCAGAAGATGGGCTGGCCAATAAATGCCATCAATAAAAGGCTTGAGCTTGGTATGGAAGATGTGTCTTGGGGTGATGTATGGTATGCTCCTATCAATCTTGTGCCTATTGCCTCTGTTGAAGCAACACCAAAGGAACCAGCAAAATCAATAGACTCTTTGACAAAGAGTTTTGATGACCTGGAAAATTTGGTGAAGATTGCTGAAGATGCTGAGCGTGAAAGAGTTTGGAAAAGTTATTTAACATCACAAGGCCCAGTAGAAAGGTTATTCAAAGCCAAGATTGAAAAATATTTTTTTGACCAGCGCAAGAGGGTATTGGGGAAAGTAAACCTTCAATTTAGCAAAGGTGTGTCGGATGGGATATTTGACCCTGCTGAAGAGGCCAAGATGTTGGAAAATATTATGAAGCCCATATATGAACTTTCTATCAAGACTGGATTCTTAATAGCCATTGATGAACTTGGGTTATCTGGAGTTCAATTTGTCCCACTTGACCCTGATTATCTTGGTGCTATGAGTATGAAGTTGACTAATATTCCTGCTCAGATAGTGGGAACAATCAAGAAGCAATTGGATGAAGCCATTACAGCAGGGATAGCAGCAGGAGAGAGTGTTGTTGAAATATCAGATAGAGTGCGTCATGTATATAACATGGCTCATTCCAGAGCATTAACTATAGCAAGGACAGAAGCTGGGTCAGCAATATCCCATGGTAAATTCTTAACTATGAAGAAAAATGGGGTTAAGAAACACAAATGGATAACTGCTTTGGATGAAGAGGTGCGTGATTCACACAGTAGTTTACATGGTAAGGTGGCTTTGATAGGTGATAAATTCCCAGGCAGCTCATTAAAATATCCAGGGGACTCATCAGCCCCAGCCAAAGAGGTCATAAATTGCAGGTGTACAACTATATCAGTGAAGGAGACATAACATGGATAAACAGGTAAGGATGTTTGCTGGGAAGGTTAAAAGTGTGAATGAAAAGGATTTTACTGTACTGGCCACTGTCTCTGATGAGACTATTGACCGTTCAGGTGAGGTTATTCAAGTATCAGCTTGGGTCAACAGACTTGAGAACTACAAGAAACACCCTATTTTGTTGAGTTCCCATAACTATTATGGATTGCTCAACCAGATAGGGATGGCAAAGGAACTCATGATTGGTGACTCCTTTGATGTAGAGTTCAAATATTTTGTGGGAGAGGGCAACCCTGAAGCTGATTGGGCATTTAACCTTGCTAAGAAGGGCATTGTGGCCTTCAGTGTTGGATTTTACCCAAAGGCTTGGGTTGATGGTGATAGGGAATCAGGAGTAAGAAGGACATACACAGATGTTGAATTGCTGGAGATAAGCCAAGTTTTGGTTCCATGTAACCCTTCAGCCCTTGGCAAGAGTGTAGATTCAGGGGATGAAGGGTCAAACCCCATTATTCAAAGGATGCTTGATGCAGCTGGTACTATAAATTGGGCTGAAGAGAAAGGGGTTGTGCCCTTTAAGGCTTATGACCTCATGCCTGAAGATGCTAAATGGGATGGGGCTGGTGCAAGAAAGCGTTTATTTGCCCTTTCAGGTGAGGATTTCAACAAATATGCCAAGGGCTTTGCTTGGTTTGATGATGATAACAAAGGAACTCAGGCAGCATATAAGTTGCCTCATCATGATGTTGTAGGGGAAGCCATTCAGACTAATTGGAAAGGTGTGGCCTCTGCTATGGCTGCACTACTTGGAGCCAGAGGGGGCACAGATATTCCTGAGGCAGACAGGAAAAAGGTATACAATCACCTCAGCAAACACTATGCAGAGTTCAAAAAGGATGCTCCAGAATTCAAAACCTATATCTCAGATGAGGATATTTTAACCGGAAACAAGGATATGTTAACCGGAATATATCTCATAGCACAAAAGGAGCACCCTGAAATTTATGTCTTAACTACTGAGGACAGGGAAAGTATTGTAAAAGAGGTTAAGACCTTAATTCAGGGTGAATTAGGCCATCAAGGACAGAAACAAGAAGAAAACCATATAGCATTGATTCTTCAAGGAGTAAAAGACATTTCCCAAACTCTTGCATAGCGAAAGCAATATGCATGAAGAGTAAAGGGCAATAAAAACAAATAACTTAAACAGGAGGTAAGTATGGATGCAGTGTTAAAGGCTTTAAATGACCAAAAGGAAATGTTAGAAGGCAAGTTTGCTGGTATTGATGGCAAGTTTGCTGATGCAGAAGCCAAGTTGAAAGACTTGGAGCAGAGGATGACTCCAAGGAAGGTGTCTTTGCCTGGAGTTGAACAGACCAAGTTCTCATTCCTCAAGGCAGCAGAGGCCATAAGGACAGGTCAGTGGGGCAATGCTGGGTTTGAGAAAGAAGTGTTTGATGAGACCCGCAAGAAGGCACTTGGGGCAGGTACACCAGCAGATGGTGGCTACATAGTTCCAACAGAATATGTAGCAGAGCTTATTGAGATGCTGGTGGCAGAGGCTATAGTTGTGAAACTTGGGGCCACAGTTATCAATGACCTCAAGGGCAACCCTGTGGAGTTTCCAAAGCAGGTAGGTGGAGCAACTGCATTTTGGGTTGGTGAGAACACTGATATAACACCATCTCAGCAGACTCTTGGTCAGCTAACCATGTCCCCTCATCAGGTTGCTGCTTTGGTAAAGGTATCCAACAGGCTGCTGAAGTTTTCCAGCCCTGCTGCAGAAGCCATGATTAGAAGGGATATAGCTCAGTCATTGAGCCTTGCCCTTGACCTTGCTGCCCTGCGTGGCTCTGGGACTTCCAATCAGCCATTGGGGATAGTGAATACTCCAGGCATCCAGAATGTGGAGATAGGCACCAATGGTGGTATGTTCACCTTCAACACAGCATCTGAGATGGAAGGGATGCTTGAGGATGTAAATGCCTTGAGAGGAAAGCTTGGGTTTGCTTGGCACGGAAAGGTCAAGAGGCTGCTCAAGAATATCAAGGTAGCACAGTACAGTGGTCAGACTGATGGTGAACCCATTCTTGGAATCCCATTCTTGAGTGATGCAAAGCTCAAGGATGTTATGGGGTATGACTTTGGGACATCCAGTCAGATACCAACTAACCTTACCAAAGCCTCAGGTGTGGCTCTGTCTGAGATAATCTTTGCAAACTGGCAGGAGTTGCTCATTGGCCAGTGGGGTGGTCTGGAAATCATGGCCTCTAATGAGACCTCAGATGCATTTCAGAAGAATCAGACCTGGATAAGGGTTGTTCAGGAGGTTGATTGTGGCCTCAGGCATCCAGAGAGCTTCTGTCTGGTCAATGATGCCTCTTCAGTCCAGTTATAATCACTAATCCTGATGATGGTAATATTACCATCATCAGGATATTTCAGGAGGGCACATGTCAAAGGTAGTCAGAGTTGGATATACATTTATGAGAGGGCGTCAAGTCTTTGAGGGTGGTGATATAGTGCCTGATGTAAGCTCCACAGAGATGGCCCAGCAGGGTTGGAAACTGGAGAATGTAAAAAAGGCCATATCAAAGCCACCATTAGACAAGATGATTAAGACACCACCAGAGGTTAAGTGATGAAATTAGTAAGCATAGATGATGCCAAGATAGCCTTAGAGAAAACAGATTCAACCCATGATGAGTTGCTGGATTTAATCATCCTTGGCTTATCAGATAGGATTGAAGCTGCTTTAAACAGGAAGCTTGAGGCATTGTCAAGGGTGGAGAAGTTTCAAGGTGGCCAAACATATCTGGGATTACAAGCTTTTCCAGTTGATTTAACAAAGCCATTTACAGTTAAATTCAATGGTAGTGCTATGACTATTGATGATGACTATTATGTAGATGCTGGGAATGGCATAATAACCTTACATTTGGAGCTACCACCTTGGCCACCTATGGTTACAGAAGTTACTTACACTGGTGGATACAGCCCTGATGCTGAAGGAATATTAACAAATATCCCTTCAGGTATCAAAAGGGCTTGCCTGATGCAAACTGTATTTGAGTTCAGACGCAGAAAGGATATTGGTTTGACTGGGGTTAATGGCCCTGATGGTAGTGTTACCAAATTTTCAGCATTTGAGTTATTGCCTGAAGTCAAGGATTTGCTGAAGTTATACAGGAAGCCATGCCAATCAATGTAAAGATGAAAGGCCAAGATATTATATTCTACATCAAAGAACTTACACCTGCTATCAAAGCAGCAATTAAGGATGAGATGTATGACCAAAATGATACATTGGCTAATTACATCATTGAGCATCATATGACTGGCAGTGCTTCAGATACTGTGCTTGGTACACGGTCAGGATTTTTAAAGAAGTCAACAAGGGCACTGGATGTGACTGAAACTCTTGGCAAGATTAAGGGTGGGGTTGGGTTTGGTGTACATTATGGAGTGGTACACTTTGGGGATAAGGGCAAGATTACAACCATCAAACCCAAAGGCCATCCATATTTGGCCATTCCTATTGGCCCTGCCTTAACTGCTGCTGGAGTAGCTAAAAAGAGTGGCCCCAGAGAGTGGACAGGCTTGAGTTTTATGAGACGGAAGGCTGGCAAAAATCCATTATTGATTATGTCTGGCATTCCTTATTATGTATTGGTCAAAGAAGTCAGTATCAAAGCAAGGATACACCCCATTGATATCTTGAATGCCAATAAAGATAGGATAGCAGATGGGTTTGGCAAAGCAATAGGCAGAGCAATTAAAACTTGAATTGGAGGTAATTATGAGACAGACAGGCAGTGAGATAACGAGCAAGCATGCCCTTTCACCCCAGGCAGATACTGGGGGTTCAGCAAAGAATGGAACTATCATAGACAGACTTGGCTATGATAGTCTTGTGGCCTCTTTAATTACTGGGGCAATCACAGGCACCCCAACATCAATGTCCATGGTTGGAAAGGTTCAGCATGGGGATGCTGCTAACCTTAGTGATGTTGCAGATGTCACAGGTGCCACAGTCACTATCACCACTGCAACTGCTATTGGTGAGATGAATGTGGACTTAACAGGCCTCAAGCGGTATGTAAGAATCACTGAAACCACTACTTTTGTTGGTGGTACATCCCCAGATGTTATGGTAGCAGCAAGTATTAGTCTTGGTCAGGCCAAGACAGGGCCAGTATAAATGACAACCAGGCAAAGGATAATATCAAATATCAATGATACTCTAAAGGCTATGCCCTCCATCAAGTTTGTAGATGTGGTAAAGCCAACTCCAGTTGATACTGATGTTATCCCTTTGTCTGCTATTTTTATATGCCCAGGTTCAGACAGAAAGGTGCGTCAAGCTGATGGCTATGAGGTTTGGGATTGGGATGTATTGTTGGAGGTTTGGTGTCAAGGGATAGATTCAGAAGAGATGATTGGCCTTATACACACTGCTATGGCAGTTGATAGGGGTAGAGGCACATATCTATCTGAGTCAAATGCAGAGACATCTTACAGAAGTGATTCAGATATAATAGCCATTGATGTTGATAGGGCAATAGTAGTTTTAAAGCTTGGGTATACAGTAAGGTATTCACATTTGATAGGCATACCATAAACAGGAGGTTGAAATGGCAAAAAGTAAAACAGCAGAAAATGCTAAACTTCAATATGAAGCAGGTCAGACATTGGTGGCAATGGCCACTATGACTGATAGTGGTGACCATGCTATCTTCTCAGGGGCATCTTCCCCATGGAGTAACAAAACAGGGTTTGTGCCAAAGGTTATCCCTAATGGAGTAATCACAGGTGGAGGGATAACACCAAGTGTAGGCAATGACTCTGTTGAAGTGGCTGCTCTTACATGCTACTTGGCAGGGGTTTTGACCTCTGTTGGTGCATCAGCAAAGGCTATTGTGAGAGGGGCAGTTGGGGATAAATTCAGCATCAGCAGCATTACAGTGGATAGCACAGGTGCTCTTGTGGTGATAGATGGTACTGATGGAGATGCTTTCAGTGAGACAAGGGCAGCTATTGGTGGGCCTCCACTCATCCCTGTAGGGTCAATAGAGATTGGGCAGGTAAGGACAAGCAATGATGTTGCTGCTGTAATTCTTGCCTCTGAGATTTTCCAGGTAGCTGGACAGCATGTAGAAAGGTATGATTACCCTGTATGGGATGAGAACTTTGCTGATGGCAAAGTGACCTTTGCCTCAGTTTTGCCTCTAATCCACACAGGGACATTGCCAAAGAGGGTATATGCCGAGTTTTACACCCCTATATTTGCTGATGTCTCATTGGCTTCTGACTTTGCTCCACCTGAAAAGTCATTTAGTTCATCATCCTCGCAGATATATGGTGGCACAATCAGCAAGACAGCTGAGTCTTTGGGTCAAGGCAAGTTTACAGCATATCTTGCTGATGGCATTACAGACCCATTGATGGCACAGAATGGCCAGATACTTTGGTTCAAGTTCCTGCCAGACCGTTACAAGACACCATATATGTTGGTACAGGGCAAGCTTGGGATAGCAAGAACATTCCCATCAGCTGATTCCATCTCAGCAGCATGTACCATCTCAGCTGATTCCATAGGGAAAGGAGTAGCATAATGTTTGATAAGCAGAAATTTATGGATGCTAAGTTCTCACCCAGGAATAAGAATATTGATGTTCCTGGGTTAGCTCCATTTTTTGACCCAGGAGAAAAGCCTGTATGGGTGATTAAAGGCTTGACTGCTGATGAGGTATCAAAGTGTAATGATGCCTCATCAAAGAATAAAAATATAGCATCCATTGTAGAGGCACTGAGTTCAAAGGCAGACCAATCTGAGGCCATTAAAGAGTTGCTGGGAGTAAACCCTTCAGTACACTCTGAGGTGGCCAAGCGGATGGAATATCTTGTGATTGGCTCAGTGACTCCAGCCATAGACTTGGATGTAGCAGTGAAAATAGCCAATGTGGCACCTATTGAGTTTTTTAGGATAGCCACTGAAATCATGACTCTGACAGGGATGGGCCAACAATTGGGGGAAGTGAAAAGCTCTGGGGAAGTGAAGGAGTAAAGGCAAGTTTGGCTTTGGCTGATTTGAAAGGTCAGTTTTTATTCCAAATCAGGCCAGACCTCTTCCCACAGGGCTTTTTAACCCACACAGAGATGGAATTGTGGTCAAGATACCTCCAGGAGAAACATGGCAACAAGTGATATAACCAAGATTATAGAGTTGATATTCACTGCAACTGATGATGCTACATCAGTAATGAGTGATATTGACAAGTCTATTGGCACTGTGGACTCATCATTTGGTGGGCTTGGTGGCAGGGCCAAAGGTTTGGTTGAAGATATAGCCTTGCTTGGCCTTGCTGTCACAGCTATAGCAACCACTTTTGCTACTTTAGCAGTTGTAAGTGCTGCTGAATATGAATCTGCACTTCTTGACCTTCAGAAAGTTATGGATGATTCAGAGGGGAGTGTGTCTCAATACTCTGAGACATTCCTTCAAATGGCCATAAATTATGGCAAATCAACAACAGAGATAGTTCAAGGTGTTGCAAATTTCAAACAGGCTGGGTTTGATGTTGCTGAATCTTTACAACTCCAGACAGATGCTTTGAATCTGTCCATTGCTGGAGATATTGCTGCTGCTGAAGCATCTGAATATTTGGTCTCAATCCTCAAAGGCTTTAAAGCCCCTGCCACAGATGCTGCTGAAGTAGTTGATATTCTTAATGAAGTATCCAATAGATATGCCACTGATGTCCAACAATTGGCTATAGGTATGGCATCAATATCACCTATTGCCAGCACTATGGGCTTTTCATTTGCTGAAACTGCTGGGTTATTAACCCCAGTTATAGAGATTTTCAGGTCTGGTGATGAGGCAGCCACAGCATTGAAAACTGGTTTGTTAAAACTATTGGATGACTCAGACGAGGTAGCAACAGCATTAGCTGGGATTGGAGTATCACAAAAGGATGCTAATGGTCATCTCAAATCAGGTAAGGATATTTTAAATGAGGTAGCAATAGCATTTAAGACGGTTGATGAGAATGATAAACTATATTTAGCAACAGAGCTTGTAGGATTACATCAAGCTGGCAAAATGGTAGAGGTATTTGATGGGCTTAGTAAGTCCATAGAGATAACAGCAGTTGGAATGAACTCTGCTGGCTCTGCCATGAAAGAGGTTGAAATCAGGATGGGGTCTGCTGAGTTTAAAGTTCAGCAGTTAAAAACATCATGGGATGCATTTTTAACTGTGGCAGGGTCATCTATCCTTGAAGAAGTTAAACCAATCCTTGACTCCTTAGTTAAAGCCCTCACAAGTGAAGAAGGGGTAGCAATTGCTGAAGCATTGGGAGAGGTCATTGCTAATTGGGTCAGCAACTTAGTAGTATTTGTGGATAATATTCAAACCATATATTCAGAGCTTTCAGGGATTGAAGGAGCTTCTGCTGCTGTGGATTTTGCTAAGTGGGCTGGAGATATTGATACCATCAAGGATGTATTAACCACAGCAAATACAATCATTCAAGGGCTTGTATTATCAGTAGCATTAGTGCATGATGGGTTTGCTGGGATAGGTAATACCATCAATGGGTTAAAGAATATTGTTAATACAGCATTAAATGCCCCATTGTTATTGGTAGAATTGGCTTTGTTAACTGTTTTAGAGGGGCTCAACCTCATCCCAGGTATGGATTTATCTGGGCCAATTGAGAAGCTTGGACAATCAGCTGAGAATTTGAGTAAGGTGATAATTGATGATGTCACAGCAACTGCCCCATTTGAATATTGGTCTGATAATGTTGCAAATTCAATAATAGTTGTTGATGAAGCTATCAATAGACTTGGTGAAGATGGGGAAAAGACTGGTAACAAAGTTAAAGATGGTGGGGATAAAGCAAAAGACTCCATGACAGGGTTGGGATTAGCACTTGACCCACTTCAGCTTGCCCTTAATAGTTGTGCTGATAGTGCTGATAATTTCAGTATAAATGCTGAAGAAGCAGCAAATAACACTGGTAAAATAGGTAATGCTGCCAAAGAAGGTGTTGAAGGGCTCAAATCATTTGTAGAGGTCACAGAGGATGGGATTGCTGTATTTAATGATAATTATGTGGCATTGGGGGAAACAACTGAGGCACTTGCTGGGGTTACAGAAGGAACCAAAAAAAATACTGAGGCTAATAAGAATGCTGCTGCTGAATTAGCAAAGCAAGTTGACCAAATGATAAAATTTAAGCTTGGTCTGGAAGAGATACAAAGCAAGGAAAGAGTTTCAATATTTGAGATGCAAACAAAAGTGGATTTAGCACAAATTGAAGCTACAAGTAAAGCATTTGAAACCATGTTTACCTCTATTGATGATGGTATATCAAGCACAGGTGAGACATTAGTTGGTTTATTTGGGTTGATGGGTCAAGCATCCACTACACCTTTTGGGCAGCAAGCATTACTTGAAGCCATAGAAAAAGAGCAAGAGTTGAGGCAAAAGGAATTTGATTTGCAGGAAAAGTTGATTGAAGCACAGATTGAGTATATGGCCATGAAATCACAGGCTATACGAACAGGAGAGGCTTTAATCAATATATCAGCAGATGGTTTAGAACCAGAGATTGAGGCATTTATGTGGCAAATTTTAAAAAGAATTCAGGTCAGAGCCAATGCTGATGGGGCAGAGTTCTTATTGGGGTTATAATGATAGCACTTTCTACACCAACATATGATTTGGAAGGAGCTTTGGTCATAATGGATTATGACCCAGGCACAGATATTATAAGCAGGACAAGGCGTGTGTCAAGGATTGCAACCCTTGATGGTGGGTGTTCTATAGAAGACAATGGACTTTCCCATTCAGACCGAGTTTTTAAAGTTTCATCAAGCTCACTTTCTGATGATAAAATAGGCATTTTGGCTCAGATGATAGAACTCTATCCAAGCATTTGCATCACCACTTCCGAGGGAATATTCAAAGGGGTGATAGATTTTTTAAACCAGAACAACAATATCATTACTTTTAACTTTTTGGTCAAGGAAAAGGTAATTTGAACCTTGATTCAAGGGCCAAGGATAGGGTGAATTTAAGACTTTAATAAAAAAAGGTAGTAACCCTCAAGGGTAACATTTTAAAGGGGTATTTCAATGGGAATAAATGCTGCATATCTTGAAATAAGACTTTCTGGTGGGGCTGGGAACTCAAACCAAAATGCTTCATTAGGTGGGGCCATATCTAACACCAGAGTTTTGGCCCAAAGTGCCTCTGCACCTGTTAATGTTACTGGGGTTGTAATAGACTTTGCTGGTGGCAATGCCCAGGGAAATGGGACTTTGGCTTTTGTAGTAGCTACAAATCAGTTAAAATGGACACCTTATGGCAGTCTTATTGGAGCTGCTATTTCTGTAATTGATGGAGGCAGATTTGTAATAAGTGATTATACAGAAAAGCAGCAACTTTGTGTGACTGTGACTCCAGGAAGTCTGCCTGTAATTGATGCTTCAGATACCATAGCCATAGCAAACTATCCAAATAAAACTTATGATGATGTAACTAAGCAAGAATCATTTTCAGGGATGACTGATTATAGGTGTTTTTATGCTAAAAATACTCACCCATCTGAAACTGCTTATGGTGCTTCATTAATTATAGATACCAATACTATTGGAGGTGACACTCTTTACCTTGGCAAAGACCCAGCAGGAATTGGAGGCACTCCAACAACTATAGCCAATGAAAATACAGCCCCAGCAGGGGTAACATTTAGCCAACCATCTGAAGATATACCTTTATCAATAGGCAGTTTGGCACCAGGAGAGTTTGCTGCATTTTGGCAAAAGCGTGTAGTTCCAGCACTAACCAGCATAGCTGAGTTGAATGACTCCAGCATAGTCTCAGTATTAGCATATTTATAAGGAGAGCACATGGGATATAAATCAATAGTAAACAGGCCAACAGGGAATAGAGCAATTGCACTCACAGAGATTTGGAAGTTTTTGAGAAATACAGGGTGGACTCTTCACGATTCAGCAAGTAAAACTGTTGAAGCATTACCAGCATCTATTGATACTGGTACAGATTTAGTTAATGCTACTTCTCATGGATTTGTTAATGGCAATAGAATATTTTACACAGCCACCCAAACTGCTGATGTTATTGGTGGATTATCTCATGGTACAAACTATTTTATAGTTGGAGTTGCATTAAATACTTTCCAACTATCCCTGACACAAGGTGGGGCTGCTATAAACTTTACTTCACAAGGTGGTGGGACTCATACTTTTGAGCGTGTAAATGTGGATATCTTACCTGCTGGGGTGGACATCACTCTTGACAAAATTAATGCTATTGCCCATGGGCTTACTACTGGGGACAAAGTATTGTACCAAGGCACTGGAACTGCCATTGGTGGATTGACTGTAAATACTATGTATTTTGTAATAGCAGCCACAGCAGATACTTTCCAATTAGCAGCCACTCAAGGTGGGGTTGCTATAAACTTCACTTCACAGGGAACAGGGACTCATACCATTGGGGAAGGCCAAAGGGTGTATAAATCTAATGGAGAGAATGCTGATAGAATATATGAATATATTTGCATATATTGGAGTCCAGCAAATGCCATCACCCTTCAACCTTGGTATACTTGGAATGCCACGACACATGCTGGGAGTGGTGGCAACACCGCCGTTGCAGCTATCACTACATCAGAAACTGGAAGTTATATGTGGATGTATGGTGATAAAAATCTGATATTTATTCTTAATAAAGTATCAGCCACATATTATTCAATAGGTTTTGGTCACATTCCCAAACGGTTTTGGTCCACTATCACATCATTGACTTCACCAGCTACATCAGGAACAAGTGTGGTAATAAATGTGGCTAATGCTACAGACTTCATAATAAACAACTATTACCAAATAGTTGGAATCAATAATGAGGGTAGGGATAGAGTTCAAGTAACAGCCAAGACATCAAATACATTAACTATAGCAAGCCTGCCCAGGAACTATGCCAGTGGTTCATTCATAGGCCAATGCCCTTCAACATTTGGCATGTTAGGGAGTGGTTATATTTTGTATATGACTTGTTCTGCCAGTGTGGCAGGGCTTACAGATACATCAACGTCTGGGGGGATAGCTACATCATTAATTACTGATGGTGCTGTTGACCCAGACTCAAGGTGTGAATCCAGATATATTTTAACACCTATAATTTGGGCAGAAGGGGGTGTAGCAGCATTTGCCTATAATGATAAATATTTTTATGCAATTCCAACAACAGGATTGAGTGCTGAAGACACTGTAGGAGTTGGTGAGATAGATACAGGGACATCTACTTCAGACCCAAATACATCCACCACTCTCAAGGATAATACAAAGGCTTGGGGGACAGATGTCCAGGCAGGTAAAGTAGTCATCATAACTTTTGGTGTTGGTGCAGGGCAAATAAAGAAGATAGGCAGTAACACTGGCACAATCCTTACCCTTGCAGCTGGAGAAGTCTGGGTCACAATTCCTGATAATACCAGCCAGTATGTTATTTGCAATGAAGGATATAGATATTTCAGTATTAACAAAGCTATGGTGTATAGAGAGGGGATGTAATGGGACATTTCAATGGATTTATTGTTGACCCATCACCATTCTTGGCCCTTTTGCAATATGGTTATGTGAAATCAATATATATCATCAATAGGACATATCAAAAAGCTATACAATTCAGGAAAGTCATCAAGAAGAGAGGATGAGATGTCATATTATAAGGCAGTAGTGCTTTTCTTCTCAGATGCTAATTCAGGGGCTCAATTAACTCAATCATGGATGCTTAATGCACCTGCTAAAAGATATCAATTCTTGAATCAGAAATGGTGGCTGCAAGCAGGGCCAAGGGATTCAGTATTATTAGTCAAAGTCAAATATATTTGCACAATAACTAAAGCAGGATATGATGATTTAGTTATTCCTATGAAGTCATTTCAAGGCAGATTGAAAGATAGTGACCCTACATGGTTGAGTTTAGTGATTCCAAATGGTAAAGCATATGCAGATGATATATTATTAAGGTTGGATGGTCTTATAATTATCACAAGGCAAGGCATTCAAGAGAATGGTGTTTTCAAATCTGATGAAATTGTTAGCACTATATTGGAAGATATAAGACAAGACCGAGGCTCACAGCACTCTTCCTTGACTTTAAGTGGTCATAAAACTATAGCATATACAGAGGGCCAAAAACGCATAGCACTTGAAGGGGTTAATTATAGGGCTGAATACAGTGGTAAAAGGCGTTTCCGGTGTAGATTTGACCAAGAACTAAGACCCTCAGATATAGCACAAATCAAAGCCACATTAGAAGAACTAACAGTTGGTGAAATATCTTATCAAGTGGGCAAAGATACTACTGTTATGGAAGTTTCAGAGGCATAATGGGGAAAGCAACCATACAATCAGGTGGTCTTGATGGCAAGTATAATATTTTATACAAGATTAGCAAGATACGCATGGAAGCCAAAATTACAAAATTGGCTGAAAATATTACAATAGCTGAATCTGTGGAGCTTCCAGTATTGGAAGCATCATTAGCCTCTGTAGAGGCAACTATATTAGATTTGCAAATCCAATTAAATGCTGCCATATCAGATAAGAATATGGATGAGATAAGAAAATTAACATCATATATCAACACCTCCAGAATGCAAAGGGATAGTGAAAAATCAGAAGTATCAGGCAAAAAAATAGAGATTACCTCATTAAAGGCTGAAAAGACTTATCTTGAAAATAATTTACCTGAAGATATTGTGATGGAGAGGGTTTGGTGTGCTGACTTTAATGAAGAGATTGTAGGTGATGTTGGCACCATTGAAGTTCCTGGGGAACGATTAGCACCCATTATAATCAAACCTGGAGGGAACTTTGGGGTTGCTGCTGCTAATACTCCAGTTACAGATGGCCAAATCACCCCTGTACTTGGGTTATCTACAGCTGAGTGTTTTTATAATGAGGCTATGATGCCAGGATGGCAAAAATGGAAATCAAAATATCGGCTTGCCACTATTACAGCAATTGATAATGACAGAGACACCTGCGAGATTGTTCTTGACCCTGCATTCAGCAGCCAGAAGGATGAATCTGGCATAGCCTTCAATGTGAATCAATCCAGCATATATGAGGATGTACCAATAATTTATATGCGTTGTAATAGCTATGCTTTTGGTGTTGGCAACAAAGTAGTTGTAGAGTTTGATGGTATCACACCAACAGTTATTGGGTTTGAGAGCAACCCACAAGAATGTAAGTGGAAACGAATTATGTATTTTGAGCCGTCATTCCCTACATGCCGGCCTTATAACCTTATTGATGAATTGTGGCCTGAAAGAGAAACATCAATGAAAGACCCATTTGTCACTCCATACCAAATAATTAAAATATACAAAGGGGTTACATACACACTTTACACCAACCCAGCAGCCCCTAAACTTGTGATTCAAAAGCCAAGTGAACCTCTTGTTGAATATCTTTTGGCCCCTATTGAAGAGCTTCCACCCAATGGGCAAGAATATGATGTGAAACGCTTGGAGGTGAAGAGTGATGTGATATATATCCATGATTATAAATATGTTAAGCTCATTAGTGGTGGCAAATATCAGCAATTAAGTGGAGGGGCCAAGGCAAGAATAATGTCATATGATTTGGATATGGTGCTTATCAACACTGTGAATATTACTTGGCCTTATGGATTTGCTTTTCTTGATGCATATTGGTCAAGTGAAAAGATATATGTTGTGCCTGGCCCAGAATTGGTTGGTGGTGGCTGGTCAACAATTTATGAGGTGATTGAATTTAACCATGATTGGGCATACCAAAAAACAACAACAATCAATTTCAAAGGGGTGCTGATTACTGGGTGGGCAAAAGAAAAAGTGATTGTATGTGGGTATGATATGCCAGATATTTACAACAATAATGTCCGGCTTTACTGGGTGGCAGGCTTTGATGCTAATATGAACCCATTGTGGTCTACATCTCTGGGTGGCAAAGAGCTTTTATCAGTATCATCAAATGGTCAGCATGTTATTATTGGGGTATTAGGTGATGCTAATGTTGGTGGTAAAATATATCTTTTGGATATATCCACTGGGTATATTGTTGGCACATATACACTCCCAGTGGAAAATAATATATTTACAGGGTATCACATGGGAGAATATCCAACAGTCTACTCTCCAGCTAAGCTGGACATGTATAAAAACAAACTTTATGTTGGGGCATCACTCCAACACCCTTATGCTGGAAGAACATATGACCGTGTTTTTATATTTGATATCACAGCTGGGATTGTTTTGGTGAAACAAGGGTTCCCATTATTTATGAAACCTTTGCCTCTTGAGGGCACTGTTTCAGGGTATGAAGGCCCACTGGATGGGTATTATTATTATTATCATTCAGAAATGGGTGTTAAGGGGTTATCTGCAAGTAAATGGGGTTGGTGGTTATCTATGGATAAGAAAATAATTGAACAAAATGGCCAAGTGGATGAGATGGGGGGCACATATATATTTGATGCTGGGGCTGAGGAGATTACACATATAGGTTGGATAAACCCATTTGCTGATAGTGATTATGGGGTATTGGGGACAAAAATCTTTTGAAAAAGAAATGTAGGGTGCGTTCAAGTGCAGCATTCTGATATAATATTTATCTTTACTTTTCACATATATTCATATATGAATATAATCCTTGAAGGAGTGTGATTTATGTCAATAACTATACGGTCAATCAAAGGTGCTGCTCTCACCCATAGTGAGATGGATATTAATTTTACAGACTTGCGAGATGGTGTTGACTTAAAGGTTCCAAAAACCAAAGGCAAGGGGTTAAAAGTTGATTCTCTTGGCACTCCCTCTTTTGGCTGGCAAGATTTGCTTGGTGCCATTGGGAAAGAAGAAGGTGGCCCAAATACCCCAAATCTTAATGCTTACATAGGCAATATTAAGCAATATGCATTTGATATTAGTGATGAAGTTTTTGTTGAGTTCCATTTGCCCCATGACTATGCTCCAGGAACAGATATTTATATTCACACTCATTGGTCTCACAAAGTTCCTGTTGTTGGAAATGTAACTTGGGGCTTTGAAGTATCTTATGCAAAAGGTCATAATCAAGCAGCCTTTAGTGCTCCTATTACAACTACAATATTACAAGCATCCCCAAATATTGCATTGCAACATATGATAGCAGAAGTACAATTCTCAGCATCAACTCCAAGTGGCGTGCAGATAGATACTGATAACATAGAAGTGGATGGCTTGCTGTTGACTCGCATTTTTCTTTCTGCTAATACCACTGGAGTGGCACCATTCTTGCATTTTGTAGATATTCACTACCAAAGCACAAATATCCCTACAAAGCAAAAAGCACCAGATTTTTGGGTGTAATTATGATTACATTATATTGTGATGCTGATTATGTTGATATAGACTATGTTATGGCCAATTGGGGAGTTGAAATTATGAATATCTCTGCTGTAAGCAATACTGATGGGACTGTGGATTTAACAGGGAAGCAAGGCTCAACTTGGAGCTTTACCATATCCATCAAACAATCTGATAATATAACTCCTATGGATTTGACAGGATATTCAGCAAGGGGTCAAATCCGCAAATTACATGCATCCACAGAAATAACAAAAACATTTGTTTGCACAATATTAAGCCCACCAACTAATGGTATAGTCAGCATAGGGTTATCTTCAGTTGATTCTGCTGCCATAGTAACAGGTAAATCAGGCAAGGATGCAGCAAGTACATATGTTTATGATATAGAGATATATACAGGAAGTGCCCCAGAAGTGGTAACAAGAATTCTTGAAGGCAAATTATTTGTTGACCCAGAGGTTACAAAGTAAATGGATGAAATTGTAGTTATTAATGTTGATAATATAGTTAATGTGGTAGTTGAACCCTTAGTAAACCAAATTGTTACTGTGATGGTTCCCACTATCCCTGTAGTGGTGACTACCCCTGAACCTATCCCTGTAGTGGTGAATACCACAGGGGTCAATATATCTGTGGATGATGCTATTCAAGTGCCTGTAGTAGTTGGAGTTCAAGGCCCACAAGGAGTTGCTGGAGAAACTACTGTGTCTGACTCAGTGACTAAAGTTGCTGGTGAAATTCTTGGTGGCAACAGAGGGGTGACAATAGGTTCAAATGGGAAAGCATACTATGCTGATAATACAATAGTTGCTCATGCTAATAAGGTTTTGGGAGTAACTAAAGGCTCAGCTATATTGGATGCTAATGTAGATATTCAAACCTATGGGGTTATGGTGGAACCATCTTGGAATTGGGATTTGGCCAAAATGATATTTATCGGGCCAAATGGAACCTTAGTTCAAGATATGCCAGCATCAGGGTTTGCCTTGGTAGTTGGCTGGCCTTTATCTACAACAAGCATGATGATTGATATTGACAAACCTATAATTTTATAGGTATTAAAACTCATAGGAGGTAGTAAAATGGCTGGAGACAAGTATATTAAGAATTCAGGTGGTACACTCACAGAACAGGCAGCAATTCAATCAAGTGCTGGTGCTGGAGATGCTGGAAAGCTTGTGGCATTGGACGCAGCAGGCTTATTGGCCCAGTCTATGATGCCAACAGGCATAGGCCCAGATACAAAGGATATTCCCACATCTGAAAATCTTGCGGCTGGTGACTATGTCAATATCTGGGATGATACTGGCACTGCCAAGGTAAGAAAAGCTGATGGCTCTTCTATAGGTAAAGAGGCACATGGCTTTGTGCTTGCTGCTGTAACCTCACCTGCTAATGCTGCTGTGTACTTTGAAGGCAAGAATAACCAGTTGTCTGGCTTGACTCCTGGGGCAACTTACTTCTTGTCAGCAGTAACTCCTGGGGCTGGTACTGCAACAGCACCTTCAGCTGCTGGGAATATAGTTCAAAGGGTTGGCCGTTCTATCTCTGCTACAGAGGTAAGTTTTGAGGCAGCACAACCAATAGTGCTTGCATAGGTGATTTATGGCCATTGAAAAGCCATTGTGTATTATAGCTGGTGTTGTCCAAGAAGTTCCATCAGGAGATTTTGTTGACCCAGCAACCCTTGGTGCTGGTGCTGCTGATGTTAATAAGTTTTTGAGAGGGGATAAGGTTTGGGCAACACCACCCTCTGGTAATGCTATAGCCATGGCCATAGCCTTGGGAGGTTAGTTTTGAAGCAATTGATAGGGACAAACATAGGTAGTTATGATTTTGATGTTACAGCCAAAACCTTATCAATCCTTGATGTAAAGCCTTTAAAGTTGGAACAGATTTTACTTATAACCAATGTTACCAAAGGCCAGCAGATGTATGTATTTAATTCTGCACCTTTGGTAACTATTCATGGGAATATTCTTGATTTAGCAGCCCTTGATTTAACAGGAATGAATGATACAGATAGGCTTCAAATCTTTGTAGATACTATATTTGATACTACATATCCGCTTAGCAAGATTGAAAACATTTTGGAAGAGATACTTTTTGAGTTGAAAAGTGTTAATATACACTTGGCCGTAATTACAGATGAGGAGGTTTAATTATGGTAGTAAATGATGCAAACGGAAGAGCCATGAAAGTGAAGCCTGGAGGCTTTGCGAATGTCGTGGCCATCAACGAACCCTTATTCCATGCATGTGTGAAGGGTGGAATAGGGTGGTCACTTGGGGGAGTGATAACAGCAGCAGATGCAGCTGACCATGTCATTTTTTATCTTGAAAATACATCAGATGTAGATTTGGAAATACATGGGATATTCCTATCTTCAGCTATAGCTGGACTTATGGTGATTGAAACTGGCCGTATCTATGCTTCAGGTGGTGTAGCCAAATCCATTAATCAATTTAGAACAGACTCAGGCAAGATTCAATCTGTATTAGCCTATATGTCAAATGGAATAACATTGACAGGTACAGCAACTGAGGTAATATGGAAGAGAGTTCCAGCAGACAATTTACTTGACATGATGGGGGAAGAGGGTGTGATGATTCTTGCACCTCAGACAAAAATGGCCATCAGATTTGATGCTGATTCAGGAACTCCGCAAATAGCCCTTACTATGATGATTCATGGGGAAGAGCCTTGGGAACATGAGGATTAACAAATGATTAAGTTTTTATTGAAAGGGGTCAATGATTATCTGGCCAAGGTTAGTAAACTGGGAGCTTTGCATATAACCTTGTCATCTGCTCCTCCAGAGGAGAATTCACAAATATTCCCATTCAGGTCACACCTATCTATGGATGGGCTTGGAATAACAACTGATATGAGAGTGAACGGTGCAACAACAAACCAGACATTCTCAATCAAAGCAAATAGTGATGAAGACATTTATGTAAAAGGCATTATGTTTACTTTGGCTGATGCAGCAGCCAACTTTAATACATTTGGGAATTTAACCAGTTTGACTAATGGATGCTTATTTAGATGGGTAACTCCAACAAGAGAAGTGGCATTACACCCAGCAATTAAGTCTAATTTTGATTTAGTACAAGTTTGTCTATTCAATCCATCATTTGGTACTGGTGCTGATGCCTTTAGAGGGGTGAATGTAGTTGGAACAAGTGAGGCTTATTGCCCTGTATTTGACTTCACAAATATAATGCCTTATGGGTTAAAGTTGGGGAAAGGCACTCAGGATAGGGTTGAGTTTATCATCAAAGATAATCTAAGCGTGGGATTGGATAGGTTTGATGCTGTTGCTTATGGGTTTACAAAGGAGGATTAAATGCCAATTCAATCACTAAAGACTGCTAATATGAGATATGAAATTTTTGATGTTCATATAAATAGATTCACACAAAGCATTGCTGTTAGGTGGAATGAGAGTTTTTGGGACGGAACTTTAAATATTATTGTTGGGGAAGCAACCCATACTTTTTCAGGAGCTGATTTTATTGAGCTTGCTACTGCTATGATTGACCCTGCATTGAGTATATATGATAATATTGGGAAATTACTATATGCCAAGCTAATACTTATTGGTAAAATTCAAGGAGACATGGTCTAAATGGAAATGTCTTCAGAACAATTTGCTAATCTCATGCAGACAATAGGGGAAATGAAGGCCACTGTTGATTCTGTCAAAGTGGACATATCAGAGACAAAGGAAAAGCTTGAGCACCTTCGTGAAAGACGTGCTGAAATTTGCCATGCTGAAGTAGCACCTATCCTGGAAAAGATTGCCATCATAGAAGAACACCACCCTTTATTAGACAGATTAAATACATATTCTAAACGCTTTGATAGGATAGTCACAGGAGTTAGCATTGCCTTGATTGTGGCATTTATTCTATCAATATGGAAAATAGTTGAGTTTATACAGTCTTTGCATTCCATTATCAAAATAAAGGGGTGATAATATGGTTAAAAGACCAACTGGACTCCCAGAAATAATCAAGACCTTTGGCAATATACCATTCATGGCCATAGATGGAATCCTCACCCCTGCTGAAGAGGCCACATTCGTAACTACTATACAATTGCCTTTCCCCATACAACTAAGTTGGATGCCTATGCATACCACCAAAATGAGATGCCATAAAGCCTTGGCTGACACATTTATAGGGGTATTTAAAACTATAGAGGCAAGAGGCTTTGCCCATCTAATCAAGACTTTTGGTGGCTGCTATAATTTTAGGGTGAAGCGGTCATCCAGTAAACTCAGTACTCATGCTTGGGGCATAGCCATTGATTTGAATATAGATACTAATCAGATGGGCACCAAAGGTGACATGAATCCAGAGATAGTTGCTATATTCAGAGATTTTGGATTCATTTGGGGTGGAGATTTTGGTGACCCCATGCACTTCCAGTATTGTGGAGGTTACTGATGAAGCGTATAATTGAGTTTTTGGAGGATGAGCGTCACAATCTATCAATGACAAGGTTGGTAACATTAGCATTGATTGGATTTTATATTATGTGGGGTTCATATATAACATGGAAAACAGAAGTCATCCCTGATATACCTATACAAGTGGTTGGCCTTTTGATTGCTTTATATGGTGTGAACCGAGGGGATATCATAGTTGGAGCATTCAAAGGCAAAGAGGCAGTTGATGACACCAAAAAGATATGATGCATTTGCTTTTATAGTCATAGTTCTAATCATTCTTGCTATATGTTCAGCTATATGGCAATGGTATATCCCAGAGCCAATCCCAGACCCCACTCATTTCACAATTCAACCACCAATTAAGAAAACTGATACCATAGAAAGGGTTGATATTCCTATAAAGAAAGTGGTTACTCTGAAAAAGAAAGATGTAATCAAAGTCATAAAGGCCATTCCTGAAGAGATAAAGCAAGATGATACTAAGGAAATCACAGCCACAGCAGTTACTCCTTGCCCTGAAGGCACAAGTATAGAGGCAATTTCAATAATAGATACTAACACTGGTGCCACTACTATATTGACTAAGCCAACCAAACCAAGCCTTTTTGCCTTTGAAAACAAACAAGAGATAGGGGTGAGGGTTGGGTCAAATCAGCAAATAGATGTCTTTGCAAGATGGCAGTTTGTAAGGGTAGGTTCCATCCATCTTGGCGTATACGGAGAGATAAACCCAAAAGAAGGAAAAGGGGCAATAGAGTTAGTTTATAAACCCTGATTCAAGGGCCAAGGATAGGGTGAATTTTGTACTTTATACTTTAACCCAGGGCTTTATATACCCCTTAAACAAAGTCAAGTTTAAGGGCTTTGTTTAAGGTTTTAAATTATAAATTCAACCCTATGTAGCATTTCCAAAATATCACCCCATACCCTCTACTCCATAGAGTACAGAGAGCAAAATCCCAAATATTGGTTGTTTTCTTAATGATTTCAATGACTTACAAATCCTTTCCCTTTCCGCGCGTTGGAGACTGCCCTCTGTAGGGTAGCGGGCGCGCGTATAACGTATACGCGGGAAGGATTTTTTTTTTTATTTTATTTTTGGTTTCATCTAATAATTCTAATAGTTCTAATATTTGGCTTAAAAAGATAATAATTTCAATGAGTTATAAATATTGGTTGAATATTGGTTGAAGCTTGTTCTAATAAGATTCAATGGAATCAACTGTTTGTGAAGTTGTTAGTCGGTCGGGCGCACGTACTCTTAAAAAAAAAAAAAAATTGTTTCCCGTACGTACGTTATACGCGCGCCTATGGAGTAGAGAGCAGATGCCCAACGCGTCGCGGAAAGGGAAAGGATTTGTAAGTCATTGAAATTATTAAGAAAACAACCAATATTCAACTTTATTCAATGATTACATATAGTTAATTGAGCACCCCCCTATAGAAAACTTTTTTTAATAATTTCAATTAGTTATGTG